GTGATTGGCAGTATGTTTCCACAAAAAGAAATGGGTGGCGGTTCAGGTTTGAAATACGCTGCTTCATCAATCATCTATCTAGGTAAACGTAAAGAAAAAGACGGCACAGAGGTAGTTGGTAATATTATTCATTGTAAAAATTATAAATCAAGAATCACAAAAGAAAATGCTCAAATAGATGTTAGACTAACTTATAAAAAAGGTCTTGATAGACATTATGGTTTATTAGACTTAGCTGAACAAGCAGGTATATTTAAGAAAGTATCTACAAGATATGAGACACCAGCAGGTAAGGCGTTTGGTAAATCTATTAATTCAGAGCCAGAAAAATATTTTACAAAGGAAATATTAGGTAAGATTGATGAATACACAAAACAAAAATTCACCTACGGACAAGACGAAGAATAATCCTAGATACGTATTCGCACAAAAACAAGGTGACGAATATTCTTGTATCAAATTAACAGAGGGTAAATTCGCAGGCGTAATATATCATTATGGTAAAGTCTCTTTTGCTCCAGAAACGGAACTAAAAGATGGCAAGTTACCTATGAAGTTTGATTATACCGTAGCATTAAATCCTACTGAACACGTATTATATGATAATCAAGAGTTTATTGATTACATAGGTGATATACTATTAGAATTATTAGAAAAACAATTAAAAGAAGGCAAATTAGATAATGCAAAGTGATAGATTAGAAACCACTATATTAAGTAATCTATTCTATAAAGAGGAATATGCTAGAAAGGTTTTGCCTTTTTTAAAAGAAGAATACTTTACAAATAGAATAGAACAAATTATCTTTAAAACGCAATCTGATTTTATTATAAAATATAATAATGTTCCTACTAAAGACGCCATACTAATTGAAATTAATAATAGAAAAGACATTAATGATACCGAACACGGACATATAAAAGATTATATTAATACTATTGCAGACCAAGAAACAGATGAACAATGGTTATTAGACACTACTGAAAAATGGTGTAAAGATAGAGCAGTACATAACGCAGTATTAAGTGGTATTAAAATACTAGATGGCAAAGATAAGAAACAAACACCAGAGGCAATACCTGGTATTTTATCAGACGCATTAGCAGTTTCTTTTGACAATCATATTGGTCACGATTATATTGATGACGCAGAAAATAGATATGAATGGTATCACACTAAAGAGAAAAGGTTTCAATTTGACCTAGATTATATGAATAGAATTACTAAAGGTGGTATACCAGCTAAGACATTGAATATTGCATTAGCAGGTACCGGTGTTGGTAAGTCCTTGTTTATGTGTCATTGTGCTTCAAACTTTTTAACGCAAGGTTATAATGTATTGTATATTACTTTAGAAATGGCAGAGGAAAGAATTGCAGAAAGAATAGACGCAAACTTATTAGACGTTTCTATGGACGACCTACACGTAATGCCAAAAGATTTGTATGATAACAAACTTAAAAAGATTTCAGACAAGACTTATGGTAAATTAATTATCAAAGAATATCCAACTGCTTCTGCTCATAGTGGTCATTTTAAGGCATTAATAAATGAACTTGCATTAAAGAAGTCATTTAGACCAGATATAGTATTCATAGACTATTTAAATATATGTGCTTCAAGTAGATTTAAAGGTGGTAATATAGGTTCTTATTTCTATATCAAGGCAATCGCTGAAGAGTTAAGAGGTCTTGCAGTAGAATTTAATGTACCAATCTTTAGTGCCACACAAACAACAAGAACTGGTTATACAGCAACAGATATTGGACTAGAAGATACGTCTGAATCTTTTGGTTTACCAGCGACAGCAGATTTTATGTTTGCTTTAATGTCAACTGAAGAGTTAGAAGCTCTAGGTCAGATGAAGATTAAACAACTTAAAAACAGATATAATGACCCAAGCGTCAACAGGTCATTTATCGTAGGTGTAGATAGAGCGAAGATGAGACTATATGATGTAGGTCAAAATGCACAAACAATTGTTGACAGCAATCAAAAAGAAGTAGAACAAAAAGAAGTCGCATACGATAAGTTTAGCGATTTTAAAATATAATGCCTAAAAAGAAAACTCAAAAAGTTAGATTTCATAAAGGTGATAAAAGACCAGGTGGTGAAAAAGGTAAATTGTCTTACAATACTAAACTAGTAAAACGTGGTAGAAAAATGGTATGGCAAGTTATTGAACAACCTACTAAATCTATCATCAATGAATACTTTTTTGAAGAAGACGCTCAAAAGATAGTTGACTTCCAAAACAAACACAAAGTTTGGCAAGTGAATGGTGGCGTACCACCTTTTCTATGTTTAAACTATATGTCAAAAAATTAGTTGCCAATTGCTCCTAAATAGTGTATAGGAGAAAATATGGGACAAAAATTAACACCAAGTGTATTTAAAAAGAAAGCTAGTAAAGGACCTTATAAAGGTAAACCTAGAAAAGAAATTGCACTTATAAAAATAAAAAAGAAGTTACCTTTTACAATAGATAAAACCAATAAGCAAATTCTTGGTGTAAAATTAACAGGTGATAAGTTATCTTATATAGATGGTAAGAATACAAAAACCATATCTATGGCGGATATACAAAAAGACGTAGATTTTGGTGGTCAACCTAAAAAGACAACTGCTTCAGCTTCTATAAGTGGTAAAATTGTTGAGGTAATGTCAGAGGCATTTTTCTGTATATATGTCGCTTTAAAAATGGCAAATACTTTAGACAAATATAATAAAGATGAAACGTATAAAAATTGGGACGAGATACAATCAAAAAAAGAATTAGACGATTTTGCTAGAGAATATAAAATATTACCTTTTGTTGAAACAGAATTAAACTCTAGTGTATTTAATCAATACATAAAATTTGCTAATGATTTTTTAGTTGATAATAAATGGCACGAAAGACTTTTATCACAGGTAAAGAAGTTTTTTTTGACTTACTCACCTAAAGGACAATACAAACTATTAAGAGCAGACAATTTACCTAAAGATATGGACCCTTATAAAGTTTATGAAGTGGTTGCTAATGATATAAAGGCAAAAATAGGTTTTGCTAAAATTGTTGATAAAGATAAATGGAATCCTGCTGATGTATGGTTTTTTACTGACACAGCTAGAAAAACATTAATTAAAGAACTAGGAAATTTAAATGAAAAATTAGTAAAAAAACCACAATCATCTGTTGATTATTTAAATGACTTAAATCAATTAATTTTTAAACTATTTGAAAAAAAACAATTGTATCCAATATCATTGAAAGCACCAAAGGGTACTAGTGCAAATATAACCTCTGTAAATGAAGATAGTGATATTGAACAAGTTATTAAATTTGATAAAGTAGATTTAGGTCAAAATAATTTAGATGTAAAATTAAGATTTGAATTAATATATCAAAAAAAGAAAACAAAAAAACTAATTGATAAAAAATCAGGTTACCTTAAAAGTAAAACAGATACAGGTGGTTTTAGATTAGAAATGGAAATACCAGGTTCTGGTGCTAGATTTGGTTCTTTAGGAACTGAAAACTATCAGTATATAATATTTAATACTGATAAAACAGGTGTTAATAAATTATTAAGAGAAAGAAAAAAAAGCAACACTTACTCATCAATACCAGATAATTTTAAAGCAGGCAATAAACAACTGACTTGGTTAGGTGCAAGCGGATATAATAAACTATCTAAAACAAAAGGTGGTGCTAAGAATTATCTTGAAGGTTATATGCAATCTTTATTTAGAAATATAAATGGTGCAGAGTTTAAAATATCCAAAACCAGAGCAGAAAAAGAAGTATTAAATAAAACAATTGCCTCTGAAATAGCAATAGCCATTAACGGTATAACAAGTAAACTTGGCAAAGAGGCAACACTAGAAAATTTATATAGTTTGGCAACCTCTCAAGGTTTGAGGGTTGGCATATCTAAAGAACAATTGGTAGCACGTGGAGAAAAGGCAAAAAATATAGTAGATAAGAATATAGCACAGACCGTTTTTGATTCTTGCTTTCATATTAAGATATATTAGTATATAAATAGTAGTATTGAATATTGACATAAATGGAATTATTTTGTATAATGGATAAATTGGAGAACAAATGTTTAGTTTTAAAGGATTTTTTACACAGGAAAAGAACACACACCTTGAACACCTAGAAGATGATATTATCAATAACGGTGCCAAAGGTGGTGAAAACGCAATCAACTTTTTAAAATCGGTCAGAAATATGTTGGCCGGCAATACTAAAGGTGCAGTTAATATGACCGTTAAATGGGACGGTGCGCCTGCTATTATATGCGGACAAAATCCAGAAAATGGCAAATTCTTTGTTGGTACTAAATCAGTATTCAACGTCAATCCAAAAATCAATTACACATTAAGAGATATCAAAAAAAATCATTCAGGTCCAGTTGCAGATAAACTAGCAATCTGTTTAAGGTTTCTATCTAAACTTTCTATTAGAGGCATACTACAAGGCGACTTATTATTTACAGATGATGATAAAAAAGCTGTAAATATTGATGGTGAAAAAATGATTTCATTTACACCTAATACAATTACATACGCAGTACCAGTTGATAGTAAAGTTGGAAGACAAATCGCCAGAGCAAAAATGGGAATAGTATTTCATACATCATATACTGGTAAAGATATGAAAAGTTTATCAGCAGGTTTTGGTACTATTAGAGGTAGTGGCGGTTCAAATATATTTTTAGCTTCTGCTCAATATAACGATAAATCAGGTTCAGTTATGTTTAATGCTAGTGAATTAAAAATGTTTGACGCACAAATAAGAATGGCAGAGGGGTCTTTATCAAAAGCAAAAGGGATTTTAAATGATATGTCAACTGCTAGAACAGACCCTTTATCAGTTGCATTTAGATTAAAAACTTTCTTTAATTACTTTATCAAGAATA